TATCCCCATACTTCAATACCATCTTTCATCATTCGACGAGACATGCCCTCGCCCATTCTTCCGAGTCCGATAATTCCTACTTTCATTTGATCATCTCCATTGCTTCTTTTAATTCTTTTGCGTGTTCCATTTCATCATTTAGAATCTCCATTATTCTATCGTCTTCTCCATTAAATGCAAGATATTTTGCATAAGTTTCTGCAGCATGAATCTCTACTTCGTAAGAGAGATGGTATGCAGACTTAGGAGCCATCCAATAATAAACCACATTGACCCAATAGTAGATAAGTACAAGGTGTCTGGCAAAAAAGCGATCCACCCAATAAGCACTACCACCCCGACTTTCCATATACTCCAGATGTTCTGTTTCATTGATTGTCTGAGCAAAGTGTTCCTTCATTAAGTATAGATGTTCTGGACCTCGCAATCCTAAAGATTCCCTTAAATGTAAGACACTCAAAAACGCAAAATAGGGTGCCCGAGCAATTTCCTCAAGCACCCAAAATCTTTGATAGTCTCTACCACGATAAAGGAAATCAATGATTGCTACAGTGATATTCAGTGCAACTTCATTGAATTTTTTCATTACTTATGGATTTATTTTACCACAATATCTAGGTAATCTTTCTCATTTTTATACAAAAAATTCATTTCTTTATCAAAATATATTTGTATTCCCTGACTCAATTCTGGCAACAACCACTCATGGACCGGAAGACAGTATTCCCAATTCACAGGTTGAATACAATTCATTACCACGACGGTCCAGAATGCAGTTACATGATTAATTATCGTCATTCTACTTTTTCTTTTGTCTCAAGTTTTTTTTCATCATCTTCTTTTTTATCCTTTTTGGCAGGAACAACCCCGAACGTCGCTAAAGTCCCAGTAAAGACTGATGCGATAAATGTCGGATCGATATTCTTCTGAGGAACACCAGGAATAGTTACATAATTTAGTGTAAGAATTGCTGCTGACCACGATAAAATAACAACACGCACCAATGCTGACAGACCTTCATCTGCCCAGTCAAATTTAGGTTTGGTGTCCTCCTTCTTCTTTGGACTTGATTCCATTAGAAAGATGCGAGGCATTGTTATTTATTTAATATATCCCTCTTTCTTTAGATATTCCCCAGTCAGTGGAGTTGGTTCATATACTTCCCACATATTACCAGAAGCACATGCCTGCAATGCTTTCATAGTCATACCTTCTGTCTTACCTGCCCAGGTTGCTTCCGCCTCCCAAGGAACAGCAGCAGAGAGATAAGTTCTTTCAACCATTTCTCTCCACAAAGAAGGAACAGACTCTTCAGGTAAAATGATAGCAACCAAACTATTATCAATTGTGCCTGCCATACAATCTTGTGCAGCGTGCCAGCCTTCATGACGCATTACACTCATAAGAACACCAGGACGATGCATAAATGCTTTATTGAGAAAGAAATTATTTCCTACAGTATGATAAACTCCACGATGTCCTACAGGAAAATACTTTTGATCAGCTAGAAACACCTTAACTCCGACCCTATTGAGAGAAGTGAGCATGTTGTTGAATTCAGTAGCAATAGGGGTAAAACTATAAGGATTGGGATACTGACTAGAAATATCCAAAAGATTAGTGACCTCTTCGACTCCATCTGTACATTCCCTTAGAAGCATACATCCCATTGCATCCATCGTATAATATCCCTTTTGAGGAACAGAATGAGCAGGTAGAGCAACTGATGCTGCAGCAACCATTGATAGTATAAATTTTTTCATGAATAATATGTCTTATAATAGTTAATAATTCCAGACGTACTGACATTTCCTTGAGATACCCAATCTTGAGCACACTCATACATGGATTGACTTGTATATTTGGGTATTACACCTTCCATTTGACCACCAAATTTAGAAAGCAAAACTTTAAGTGCTTGCTCTCTGACTTTCATTTTTTGGTCATTATAACGCCAATCATCTATAGACATTTTCAGATCCACCTTGAAAGTTTTCAGATCCACCAATCGGATCGAGTTGTAAAGTAGTAGCAGCAACACTCTTAGTTGCTATCTCATACATTACTTCATGAATATTTTCTGGTTCATTCGTCCAGTATTGACGATTTTCTTTTTCTTGCTTTTTAATTTCTGTTTCACGTTTTACATATTCTTTATTAGCATCAGAAATTACTGCAGGTCCAAACCACACATCATCAGAAAGAACTTTTGGAGCAGGAACTCCAATATAAGGAGTATGTGTTTTTTTAAGTTTTTGAATAATCATTGCCAATGATAATGATAGAAATTTCCTTTGGGGTGACACATGGGATCTTCAGATGGTACTCGATATCCCAACATAGATTGTCCTTTAAAATCTGTTCTTCCGTTCAGAACTCTTGACCAATAAGCAATACTAGTAGTACCACCAGGAGAACTTAATTTGTTAATCAATCTAGGGTCTGGAACTATATATGATTTAGCATCAACTCCCTGATATTGTCCTTTCGAATACACAACATCTGATATAGTATTTGGAAACTTATCAGAAAGTACACGATTCAAAACAGAAGCAGCAACACAATATTCATCTGCAGAATTTGGGTGTGCTTCTACCTGTACAACTGTTGCCAGATTTCGATAATCAACAAATGTAAGTGAGGCAAGAAGTTCTAACATAGATTAGTCGTCTCCAAGGTATTCTAAGGAATAAATTTCGTGATCGTTAATATTTGGATTTAGCCATTCTGCAAACTCACACTGAATTGCGTATGCATTTTCAACTGATTTTAACACATCATCCGTTTTAGTTTCACAAAGAGTGTGCAGTCTATCAACTGCCCAGTCATGAGTCGTTTTCAGAGTGTCTTCCAAAGTTACCATAATCTTTCCGCATATAGCGTCCGAGAATGTTGCTATTATAGTATGCGGGATCGCCGTTGTCAAGAGATTCAGACAGCACATTATTTAGAAACAATTGTTTTGTCTCCTCATAATTACAAGTTCCTTTTGTTTTATGAAGACTTAATATTTCTCTACTGAAGTTCTCTTTACCATATTTTTTTATATCTTCTTTCAACTCTGGACAAGAACCATAATACTTCTTCCAATCAGATTCTTGTTTTACTTTTCTCTTTTTTCCTTTTGGTGTTCTAAATGACCAAAAATATTTTCTCCCAATGTACGATCGATCGTTGAGGAGATTGGTAATTTTATAAACAAAACCAAAGTTATCCCCAATAAACTCACTATCAAAAGTTCGTTCCATGTAAATCCAAGGATTTTCATATGAATTCATTCATATCATATAAGCGCTTATTATATATCCATCAACCCTAACAAAGGTATTCTACTAAAAAAGGAGGTTGTTGTCAACCTCCTTTAAAGAATTATGTCAGTCTTTTGGCATCTTTGCTCCTGACTTATGACGAACAGTTCCTTTCTCATCGGTATAAGTTTCTCTCTCCCTTCTTGGAGATACATAACCGACACCAGGAACTACACCAGTCTTACCAGCATCTCTGGCAGCATTTCTTGCTGCTGCTCTTTGTGCTGCTCTCTTGCGATTGCGATCATAAGAACTCATTGCTTCATCAAGCCATGCCTCAAACTCTTCTTTCTTAGTTCCTAATCCTGCTTTAAACTCAGCCTCTCTTCTTGCTTTTTGTTGAGCAGGAGTCAGTGAATAATCATGTCCAAAGTCTCTACCAGTGGAAGTAGTACCTTCACGCTTTCTTTGTGCCTTTAGACGCTTTTCTCTTCTTGCTTGCATTGCTGCAAGTGAATCTGCTTCGTTTACAAACTCTTCACCAAGAATAATATCAATCGCTTCCTCATTAATCAGGTTTGCCATCATCCACTCTGCTTCTTCTAGAGTTTCTGCATACCCTTCTACTTGGAGGAACTCAAGGATGGTATCAAAGATATCGAGTTCTTCTTTTCTCATTTTAGTTCTGCTATCCATCGCCATGCGACGTTTGAACTGCTTATCTGCTTCTGCAGAATCGCCCTTATATTGAGCACGATGATCGGCATCGTATGCCTTTTTCTTTGCTCTATCAACTCGTGCAGTACGATCAGGAGTCATTGGTTGATAACCTTCATTCTCCACATTCTCTTCACTCATACGATTCACGACCTTCTCTGCCTGACGCTTGATGAATCCTTTAATTCCACTCTTTGCTTTTTTCTTAGCATCTGATGCTGCTGCTTTTGCTTTTCCAGGTGCTTCTTTTGCTGCTTGTTTAACTTCACCTACCTTTTTCTTTGCCATGCTACCTGCCATGGCAACATCTACAGCGGCACCTGCTGCTTTGCTTTTTACTTTACTCAGAGCACCTTTAGCAGCACCGACAGCACCTTTGAGAGCATCCCCTGCCTTTCTCTTGGCATATCTAACCTGACCTGCTCTTCTCTTCTGTCTTGCTGCCTTGTCGATGCCTTGTGCTGCTTTCTTCGATGCTCTTACGGCACTATCATAATATGAGTCACTTACTTCACAAAGTGTCTCATCTATGTAAAGATCAGTTGCCTCATCGACGATTTCGATTGCTTCTTCTTCAGAATATCCTTCTTCAATAAGTTCTTCAATCAGTTCATCACAGATCTCATGTACGAGTTCTTCTTCAATAACTTCTTCTACTTGATTAAATTGTTCACAAACCTTTTTAAAGTCGGAAAATTGTTTTTGAGACAGGAGCATCGTTCTTTATATTATATCCATATATGGATATTTATAAAAAAAAGAGGGACTACTCGTCCCCCTTGTATGCTTGATATCCATCATATTCACCAAACATATAAGAATCAGACATTGCTGCCTCCCTATATGCTCTCATAGAACCTTTGACAATCGGTGTCAAAGGTTCTATTTCATCCATTTCTTTCCATATTTCTTCAAAGGCTAAATCCTGCGAAGGTGTCTCCTTTGACATCTTGTTTGAT